CTGGTGTTATTCAAAGATTAGAACTTATAAAAGCTGAACAAAACTTCGATACATTAAGTCAAGCTATCGAATACATGTCAGAAGATATTTTAGCTCTTGTAGAATCAGGAGAGTTAACTGTAGCTCAAGCTAGAAAATTTGAAGCAGTTACTTTTATGCATCGTGGTAAAAAAGGAACTCCTACAGAGGAACTTCTCGCATCACATGCTAAAGCTTTTTCAAAAACTGGTTGGGACGATAGATTACATGAAGCACAAAAAGCTGCAATAAATAGAGATGCAGAAGAAAAAACTTTATATCAAAAAGGTTTTAATAATGCAATAACCCAAATTGAAAAGGAAAGGGGTTATCTAATGTCTGGTCCAGAGTTAGCTAACTATATAAAAGAAAATTATGATATGACCCAAGGTGGTCCTATCAGTGATGACATTAAAAATAGATTAACTTTTGAAGAACACGAAGATGATCTAACAGTTCCAATGTTAGAAAATTTATGGAATAAAGGTTTATTAACTGAGCGTGAAGTTCGTAAATTAAATAGTGAAGAACTTAGAGAAACTTGGTCAAAACGAATAGGTAGTGTCGGTCCTGATGGTATAAGTAACGATGATTTAAAAGCTGCAATAAAGCAAGCTGAAGGATTTGCTAACGCTAAAGCTTCAAGTGAAGGTAAACCAGCTGGTAGAAACAATTCACAATGGACAAACATAGTTGATAATGCTGGTTATTTGTTCCCAAGTATTTATGCTGATGAGATGAAAACAGCAGAAAGTGAAAGACAAGCTTATGTTAATGCAGTTGGAAGAATGCAAGCTTTAATAGAAGCTGGTTCTTGGGATAAGTTAGTAGTACCAGAATCAGAACCTCTTAAAAGAAAGAAAGATTTACTTTTTGGAGAAAAACACCTTGAAGTTGACCCTAATGTATTTCAAAAAGATATTATTTATGGTTCAGAAGACATATTAGATCAGGCAGAATTGTTGCACGAGAAAGGTGAAGCACATCTTTATTACAAGCAATTAGCTTCCAAGATACAGATTGATGGAGTGCCTATACACCCAATGAAACTTCAAGAGATTCAATTAAATATAAAAAGAAAAAAAGAAGGATTAGGTAAACTACCTAAATCTGAAATCCTTAAAGCATATGAAAAACTACCACCTTCAGTCCGTACAACATTAGCTCAAAAAGTTACACCAGCTAAATTAATACAAGCTAAGATTGATGCTTTTGGCTCAGACAATGACATTACATATAACGAAGTAGAGTTTCTATTAGAAGGAGTACTTGACCAAGAATTTAATAGAAAAGATTATAAGATGACTGAAGAGGTTGAAGAGAAACCTGAAGTTATAACTGCCCGTCAAAAACAAAGACTACTAGCAAGAGAATCAAGAAGAAATGACGCTGTTGCTTTAAAGACTAAACAAATAATTTCTGACTTCTTCCAATCTCCAGGAATTTATCTTCAAGATGTATTCGGAACAGAGCTTGCTGCCTTTGATATTATAGGAGAAGGACTAGAGGCAAGAAGAGAACAAGTTAAAAAAGAAGGCAGAGTAAACAAAAGAAAACGCAATTAATTACTAAGGTAAAAAATGAATCCTGAAGATTTTCAGATCGACCCTGCAAGTATCACTATCACTGATGATATTGTAGATTTCGAGCAAGAATATGAAGAGGGAGAACAAAGACAGGCGTATCAAGAACAACAAAGGCTTGCTCAAGAAGAGGAAGCAACTCGTGCTAAGGCAGAGCTTAATGACCCTCGTACTAAAGAAGGTGGGGGAGGATTAAAGGGAGTTGTTAAAGAAGTCCAATCTGCCATAGGTGGTGGACTTCAGGATACAGCCTCGTCTGTTGTAACTCTCCCAGAACGTGCCATTGATATGTTCAGTGGTGAAATGCAAGAAGAACAAAAAACTGAAGAAGGTTATGGAGCTGAATGGGACGATTGGTTTGTAGATGACGCTAACCCTATTGAAACCAAAACTTGGTGGGGTGGTGCTATACGAGGACTAGTTCATTTTGGTTCATTAGCTGCTGCTATTATTCCTGCTGCTAAGGTAGCTGGAGTTACTGCTGCAACAACTGTTGTCGGAAGTCTTACAAGAGGTGCTGCGGTTGGTGCTGCTTCTGACGTTATATCCAAATACTCTCAAGAAGATAACGGTCTAGCAATTTTAAGAGATCGTTTTAATTTTATTGATACACCCTTATCAACTAAAGATACAGATCACCCTGCTATGAAAACATTGAAGAATGTTGTCGAAGGTATGGGTATTGGTGCAGTATTTGATGCTGCGGGTATGGTAATTGGAAAAGGTATTAAAAAGATTAGACCAGCTAAAGTTGACCCTAAAGTACAAGAAGCTAAATTAGCGGCTCAAAAAGCAGCTAGAAATAAATCTTTAAGAAGAATAGACGATATTAATGATGAATTAAGGCAAATAACAAAAAGCCCATATAGGGAAGATTTGTCTGCAATGGCAAATGAAATCTCTTATTTAGAAGATGATTTATTAAAAGCTCAAAGACCTAATCAGAAAAAATTTGGCAATCCTGTAGAAATTGAAAAACAATTAAATTCACTACGAAAAAAAAGAGAAAAACTTTTAAAAAAGCATAAAGCTTATAAACCTAAGTTAAACGCTGAAACTCAGAAAAAATATGATTCTTTAATAGCTGAACAAAATCAGCTTAGGCAACAAATTGAAAAAGAAGTAGTCCCAGAATCAATACAAAAAGCTGCAAAAAGAGAAGTAAGTGTAGAAGAACAAATACAAGAAAGAGCAGTTGAACAATTAGAAATTGAAGGACTTGGTGGTTATAAAAACAAACCAATAGTTGATTCATGGCAAGGTGCTCCTACATCTAATGGCAAACCATCTGAAGTAAGAACACAACTAAACCGTATTCAAAATGAAGCCGGTGCAGAAATGGGATCAACTGATTCTGTTACTAGTGCATCTCGATTAGGAAAATATACAACTCCTGTAGAAACTGAATTAGTAGTTAGAAGCTCAGAAATGGCTGAGGATCATGTTCAAGAAATTCTTGGTGAATTTATGACTGATGCTCGATTACAAGCTGAGATACAAGCAGCTAGAAAACAAGGTAAAACATTAGCTGAAATATGGGGTGACTCTGCTGAACTTATTAAAGAAGTTTATGAAGGTAGAAATACTTCAGAGTTAACACCAGATGAATTTTGGGAAGCTTTATTTCGTGATCCTACTGTTATCAAAAAAGGAGCACCAGATGAATTAACTATTTGGGACCCTGAAAAGATAAGTGCAGCTCGTTTAATTATTGGTTCTTTAACAAGAGAACTAAGAGATGCTGGTATAGGTGCTAGAGAATTAGCAGATATTGCTGACCTCAATAGTATGGATGGTCCAGCTAGAGCTATTTATGAAAAAATAATTGCTGGTTTAACACAAATAAAGTTATCTACATTAAAGACTTCAGGACAACTAAGAGCATTTAGAGCTGGAAAACAATCTTTAAAACAGATAAATGATGTCGTTGATAAACAAGTTGCAGAATCTATAGATGCATTTAGGTTGGCTTTTAAAGTAGCTGGCGATGATGCTAGTGGTGATTTGTTTAAAGCCTACATGGAAGTTGTTTCCATGAGTAATGACATTCGTAATGTAACTGACTTTGATAACTGGGTACGTAAGAAATTAAAAGGTGGTGATTTTAATGGAACTCCTAAAACAGGTGTACTTATAAAAGAACTACAGGGAATGATGATACATAGTGTACTTAGTGGTCCTAAGACTTCTGTCAGAGCGATCATGGGTACTGGTACTGCTACATTCTTAAGACCTATTTCTCAAGTACTTGGTGCAACACTTACAGGTGATAGAACTACAAGAAAAGCTTCTATAGCTGCTTTAAGTGGAATGATTGAAACAATACCTGAAGCTTGGAAACTATTTAATACAAAACTAAATTCTTACTGGTCAGGAGATATTTCTACTGTTCGTTCACGATTCTCTGAATATACGAAAGGTGATGAACAATGGGCAATATTTGGTGATTGGATTGAAAACAGTGGTAAAGCAACATTAGGAGATAAGGCTGCTTATTACATGGCTAATATGGCTAGATCTCTAAATGACAATAAGTTTCTTACTTATTCAACCAAAATAATGGCAGCTACAGATGATACCTTTGGGTATATCTTAGCCAGATCTAAAGGTAAAGAGAAAGCTATGAGAACTGCTATTGATGCAGTAGCTAAAGGTGATGTAGTAGAGATTACTCCTGAATTATTAAAAACATATGAGAATAAATTTCTTTCTGAGATTTTAGATAATGACGGCAATATAACTGACGCTGCAACTTTATTTGCTAAGAAAGAAGCTACACTTACAACTGACTTAACAGGTTTCTCAAAAGGTCTAAATGAAGTATTTGAGAAAGCTCCATGGGCTAAACCTTTCTTTCTATTTGCTAGAACTGGAGTTAATGGCATAGCACTAACAGCTAAACATACGCCAGGTTTTAACTTATTAGTTAAGGAATACAATGACATTGCAGCTGCCACTGTTGATAACTTACAAGATGTAGCTATATACGGTATAAAAACAGCTGACGAACTAGCTAATGCTAAAGCTCTACAGATGGGTAGATTAGCTATTGGTGGTTCAATAATTACCATGGCTTCTATGCATTTTATGAATGGAGGTTTAACAGGTAATGGACCAGCTGATAGACAACAAAGACAAGCTTGGATAGATGGAGGTTATAAACCTAGAACTATTACTATTGGTGGAGTACAAGTTGGATATGATTCGTTTGAACCATTTAACTTAATACTTTCAACTATTGCTGATATTGGTGATTACAGCCAATTAATGGGTGAAGAATGGACAGAGGATAATTTACAGAAACTAGCTCTTGTTGTTGCTCAGGGTGTTACAAGTAAATCTTATCTTGCTGGAATGCAGCAGTTTGTAGATTTGTTTGGAGGTAGTCCTGGACAGGCTGAAAGAATTGTTGGTGGATTAATGAATAACATAATACCTATGAGTTCTATGAGAAATGAATTAGGTAAATTATTCAACCCACACATGAAAGAACTTAATGCTGGTATATGGCAATCAATTAGGAATAGAAACCAAATAACTGAAGGTTTAGCTATTAACGAGTTACCTACAAAGTATGACCTATTAAATGGACAACCTATTAAAGACTGGGATTTCCCAACTCGTATGTTTAATATGATTAGTCCATTCACTATTAATTTAGATCAAAGTGAAGGTAGAAAACTTTTATTTGAAAGTAAGTACGACATGAGAATGTCTACTCTTTCATCACCAGATGGATTAAGTTTAAAAGATTCTCCACGCTTAAGATCTTTATTTCAAAAAGCAATTGGCGATCAGAATATAGAAGCTAAATTAAATAAATTAGCTAGAGATCCAAAAATTATTAGATCTCTTCAATACATGCAAGCTGATTTAAATGCTGGCAGAAGAGAGATGAATCCAAGAACTGCTTATAGTCATAACCAAATAATTCATCGAATATTTACTGAAGCTCGTAAAAAAGCTTGGGCTACATTAATGCAAGATCCTGAAGTACGTGACCTTATTGAAGAAGAAAGAAGATTAGACGCTCAGAATTATAACTCTTTAGTTAAAACATCAAGTAACATAGTAGGAATGTACAAATAATGGCAACAGAAGTAATTTATAACGGGGATGGATCAGATGTCACTTTTGACATCACATTCCCCTTTTTAAGAGAATCAGACGTAAAAGTCTCTGTTGGTGGGACAACTAAAAACTCACCAGCTGATTACAGCATTACTGGAACTGTTGTCACTTTTGTCACAGCTCCTCCTAATGCAACTGGTAATGTAAGGATTTACAGAAACACAGATATTGATGAACCAAGAAGTACATTTGAAACTGGTTCGTCAATTAGAGCAAATGAATTAAATAGAAATATTAAACAACTTTTATTTGCAATTAAAGAAGTTGGTACTGTTACTGCTAACGATTCAGGTCTAGGACTTGTTGCGGGTAGTAAAGGTGATATTCATGTTAATACTGCAACTGATTGGTACATCAGAAATGATTCAGTAGAAAATAACATGATGGCTGATAACAGTGTCGGTACTAGTGAGATTATTGATTTAAATGTCACTACTGCAAAAATTGCAGACGATAATGTAACTGCTGATAAATTAAAAGATAGTACATCAACAGATAGCGACAGAGCAGTAACTACTAATCACATTAGAGATAATGCAATAGTAGAAAGTAAAGTAGCTGGTGATGCTATAACTCATGTTCAGTTAAAAGATAGTACATCAACAGATAGTGATAGAGCTGTTACGACTAATCACATACGTGACAACGCAATAACTACAGCAAAAATTCTTAATGCTAACGTAACTAAAGCAAAAGTTGCAGCAGATTTATCTGCCTTTTTAGTACCAGTAGGTGGAATTATTTGGTGGCCGAAAGTTAACATACCAACAGGATTCTTACTATGTGCTGGACAGACTATACCTAATGGATCTGGAACAGTAGATGTATTAAGTTCTGACTGGAATATACAAGGTGGTCAATCAGTAACTCAAGTTACCGCTGACTTTTCTGCATTATATGCAATTGTGGGAGCTACGCTTCCAGATTTAAGGGGAGAGTTTATTAGAGGCTGGGATGCTTATAGAGCTATTGATACTTCAAATGGACAACCAAGTGGAAGTAGAAATATAAAGACGGCACAAGCACACCAGATTGGAACTCACAACCATGAATACAACAATAACACTTCATTAACTACCGCTGAATCAGCTAACGAAAGAACTAACCTCTGCCGATACAACAGTACTGATACTACAGGTGATAATAGTGCTCCAGAAAATAGTGGTGAAAACAGACCAAGAAATATAGCTTTAGCAGCAATCATTAAATACTAAACAAGATGAATAATGGCTACGACAACACAATCCTATACAGGGGATGGTGTTAAAGGTGTTGCGGGTCAAACCCAACTAACCTTTGACTTCCCTTACATAAAACAATCAGACGTTAAAGTCTCCTTAAATGGAGTTACTTTAGATACAACTAAATACACATTTCCAACAGCCACATCCATCCAATTTAATGCTGGAACAGCAACCAGTACACAAGAAGCTTCTGGTGCACCAAAGAGTGGAGTAGATATATTATTTTATAGACAAACTGATGTAGATAATGCGAAAGCAATATTTGCAACAGGTTCAGGTATTAGAGCAAAAGACCTAAACAACAATATAGATCAAGCTTTATTTGCTCTACAGGAAGTACAAGATATTATTAGAAGCGAAGAGATAGAAGATTCAGCAATAACTAGTGCAAAAATTAAAGACGACAGTATTGTAAATGCTGATGTCAATAGTGCAGCTGCTATAGATGGTACAAAGATTTCTCCTGATTTTGGTTCACAAGTAGTTCAAACAACTGGCAACATTGTTGTAGGTGGAACTGTTGACGGTAGAGATATAGCGGGTGATGGTAGTAAGTTAGATGGTATTGAAGTTAATGCAACAGCAGACCAAACAGCAGCGGAGATAAGAACATTAGTAGAAGCTGCTAGTGACTCTAATGTATTTACAGATGCTGACCATACTAAGTTAAATGATATAGAAGATAATGCTACAAGAGACCAAACAGCAGCAGAGATACGAACTTTAGTTGAATCAGCTAGTGATTCTAACGTATTTACAGATGCCGACCATTCTAAATTAAACGATATAGAACCTTTAGCTACCGCAGATCAAACTGCTGCTGAAATAAGAACTTTAGTTGAATCAGCAACAGATTCTAATGTTTTTACAGATGCAGACCATACTAAACTAAATAATCTTGGTTCTTTAAACGCTTTATCAGATGTAAATACTGCTGGAGTTGCTGACGGTAAAATACTTAAGTACGAAGGAACAAGTGGTAAATTTGTCATCGCCGATGACGGTGGTGGAGGTGGTGGCGGTAGTTCTACATTTACAGGATTATCCGATACACCAGCTAACTATGGTAGTGCTGCTAATAAAACATTAAAAATTAATTCAGCTGGAGATGCAGTTGAGTTTGTAGATGTAACAACTTCTTTTGTAGGATTAAGTGATACTCCATCATTGTCTGGACAAGCTGGTAAAGCAGTTAAAATAAATTCTAATGAAGATGGAGTAATTTATGAGACTATAAATACTGATCTTGTAGTTGATACCACACCACAATTAGGTGGTGATTTAGGTACTAATGGTCAAGACATTGTTTTCGGAGATGACGATAAAGCTATATTTGGTACTGGTGGAGATTTAAAAATCTACCATGACTCGACTACTGGAAATAATTATATAAAAGATGAGAGTGAGGTTTTATCAGACGGTACTACCGATAGAGATTTAATAATACAAGCTTCACATGATATTAGATTACAACCAGCTGGCGGTGAAAATGGTATAAATATACTTAGAGATTCTAGTATAGAATTTTATGCCAATAATCAATTAAAATTTGAATGTTTAGTAGGTGGACCTAAATGGCACGGTACTTTATATGCTGGCGGTAACCTATATTTTGGAGTTAATGGATCAGGTGCTGGTGCTGGAAGAAAACTAAATTTTGATGATAATTTATCTCTTTATTCTGATGGTAATAATGGAATTATAAGATCTATTAGTGGTAATCCTATAAAATATGAAATTTATGATCCTAACGATTCCTCAACTGTTACTTTTACACTTCCTGACACTGACGGTGGAACAGGTACATTCTTAACAACAGATGGTTCTGGTGTTTTATCGTTTAGTAATAACTTGTATGAATGGAAGAGTGGTACTGTTGGTGATATGTCTAATGGGGATATTATTTTTAAAGGTGTAGACGTTTCAGGTGGCGGTTCTGTTACAAGCGATGAATTTTTGCATTGGGATACAAGCCAGATTGCACTTAAGATGGGTAAATATGGTAAATATACAGCTGGATTTTCACAGTGGTATACAAAAACTAATGCTGCTTCTGGTGATGAAATAAGTAATAACGGATCAATACTTAGTAATACTTCAGCTGGTGGTGAAGTAGGTATCTTTGGATTAGGTGATATCTCCATAGGTGCTTCTGATAGTGCAAATACCCAACTAGCTAGATTTAAAGTGCCCGGAGCACCGGGAGGTGCTGAAGGTAGTGTCGAACTTCAATATATAACAAACCCTTATGCTGGAAATAAAAGTTCTACTACAAAATTAGCAACAACTTCAACTGGTGTTACTGTAACCGGTACTGTTACTGCTACTGCTGGATTTAGTGGTTCTGGAGCTAATTTAACTGATATAGATGCCGGAGCAACCGGATCGAGTAACGATAAAATTTTTTGGGAAAATGGTACGACAGTTACACAAAGTTATACTGTCGGAACTACTTTTGGTGCAGCATGTAACGCCATGTCTGCTGGACCTATAACAATCAACAACAGTGTGGTCGTAACTGTTGAAAGTGGTGATACATGGACAATCGTATAAATTATGGCAGTAACAATAAATGGAAATGGATCAGTTACAGGACTTATTTTAAATCCGTCAGATGATTCCATAACAACAAGTATGTTGCAAGACAGCGTAATAACTAATGCAAAACTGCTTAAACAGTCAATTGCATTTTATGGCAGACAAACAACTGGAGTAAGTTTATCACCTAGTAATTGGCATGATCTAACTGGTTTAACAACTAATAGCGTTAGTTCAAATACTGGTAGTTCTTGGAATACTACTACTGGAGCATTCACTGTAGCATCAGGACAAGAAGGAAAATATCTTTTGTTTTGTGGTGTTGGGTGGTCTAATATACACAGAGTAGATCATGTTTTGGCTGGAATTTCAATCAATGGAGCAGATCCTACCGTTTCTTCACGAAACGTGTCTCAATATACAAGTGGGAGCTCTACTGATGTAACCGCCATGGTTAATCACATGGAACTATGCAGTGTAACTGTAGGTGATGTAATAACTGCCAACGGATATCATAACTATCAAAACAATGAGGATCGAACGTCAGCTAATACTCACACCTTTTTTGGTGGAGTACGAATAGCAGGGTTATAATTATGACAATAAAATTAATGGGATCCTCTTCGGGGTCCGTATCATTACAAGCTCCTACCACTACAACAGGAGGAGCTGATCAAGTAATAACATTACCTGATGCTGGTAATGGGACACTACTAACTAGTACAAGTGGTGGTCCACTACAAGTTTTAGAACAATTTTATGTATCTTGTGATGGAACTTCGGTAGTAACTAACAAAGGTACTGTATCCATAGGTAATGTAATGTCTACGCAAACATTAGAGACGACATTTGAAGAGGTAACTGGTTCAAGTATTTCTTATCAACCACCAGATAACACAAAGATTGTTATTTATAGTTTTACTATGGCTGGTTTTTATCACAGTGCTGACCCAATAGTTTTTGGTTACATTTACCTTGATAATGTTGCTGTATCTGACCATCCTTTTACTGAAAGGGCAGATGACAATTTGGGAGTAGTCACATGGGATCACGCATTTAGAATAGAACCAAATTTAACTGCAAATGCTGCTACCGGTAGGGTACAAACTTGGAATGCTGCAAAAACTATAAAGATTAAAGCAAGAGATTATAGTTCTACTTACCATGGAAGATTACATTATCTTAATAACGCAAGTGCTCCTGATAGTTCAACTAATACAAATCTCAATTGCAGACCAAAGATTGGAATTACAGCAATAGGAGTGCCGTCATAATGGGAACATTAGCAACAACAAACATTAAACATGCATCATCTACTTCTAATAATATTATTTTAAGTTCTGATGGTTCAACAAACATTACTAATATAGCAAAAGCAGCTGGTGAAACTATAGAAACTTTAACTGGAATTTGTGATGGTAGAACTATAACAGTAGGTTCTGGAAATTACACGTTAAGTAACGTAGTAGATGAACAGACTTTAACAACAAGTCATGCAGCAATAACTGGGAGTACCATTTCTTATACACCGCCTAGTGGAACAAAAACGTTAATATATAGATTTTCTTTTCAATTTGCACCTATCGGTACTTCTGGTATTTCTCATTATACAGTACAGGTAGATAATACAGACATTAATCCAAGTAAAATAACTATGGCTGGTGATTATGTAAATTCTAGTCATCACCACTCTTTAAGATGTCAAGAATGGATTTTTGATTTAACAGAAACTAGTGATGATATTGCTAATGGGAAAATAGCTGGTTCTGGTTGGACTTCTAATAAAACTTTAAGAGTAACGGCTAGATTATACAATACTTCTTCTTATCAAGTAGCAATTCATAGAAACGATTACTGGGATGGTGCTACTGCTACAGGAGATTTACTTGTTGTTAAACCACGAATGTTTATACAAGCAATAGCTTAATGGATTTTCCAACTTTAGTTTTACCTAAAGCTCCATTAATTCCAGAAGTAACTCTAGATATACCAATAGGCAAAGTACCTTATTACAAACCAATGGTGATTCCTCCTAGTGATTTGGAACCACCAGCTGGTGTACAAGCTGACTCAACAGATGAAGCACCTAAAGGTATTAGAGAAGTAAAGATACCAATACTTGATAAGAAAGTACCTTTACCAGAAAACGAAATACTTATTACTGCTAGTACAACAGCAGTAGTTTCTGTGGCAGCCACCCTTACAGCTACAGCTGCATTTAAGTGGGTAGTAACAGCACTTAAACCAATAATAAAAACAACAATCAAGAAGATAAGTGGAAACAAAACCAAAAGAAAATAAAAGTCTTCTTACTAAGCTCAAAGAGAATGTCGATGACCATGAAGAACAAATGGCAATACTTGGGGCAGCAGTGCGTCTAGGTGTTGTTATTTGGAGTGGATTTATCATCACTTTAAATTATGTTGAGCTGCCTATGGTCAAGAAGTCAAATACTTCAGCCGATATCACGTTCGTAGCCAGCATCTTTACGGGGGCACTAGCCACTTTTGGGCTGTCTACAGGTAACGGTAAGAAGAATGGAAACGGTAACGGAACTACAACAACAAAACCAAAAACATGAAGAAATGGATTCTTCTCTTAGCACTGTTGTCACCCGCAGTAGCGAGAGCAAACACAATTACTCCTCAGTTCACACAAGGGAGTATGAACTCGACTACCACCACAACTCAGACAATATCAGAAACAATAAGCCAAGAAGTATTTGGAGCAGAGGTAAAAACTTGGTCTGGAACAAATATAACTCCTTCAGGAGATATTGCAGACACAGCAACAACCTTCAGCTTAACAACAGCTGGAGCAGACTTTCAGTTAGAGATAACAGAAAGAGCAGCAGGACTAATCGAAACAATCGACACTATCCGCACTATAGATACAGACTCCACTACTACTTCTTACTCAGTCTTCTCTCAATAACTCCAGCATACGCTGATACAGATCCAGAGAATAATAACGTAAGTAACCCTGTAGCAGCAGCGACCGGAAATGTGACAAATCAAGCGGTGCAATTCCAGAACAATGGAGCACCCTCTCGTCAACAGTACGGAGGAAATATAAGCTGCAACGGATCTACTATGACTTTTTCACCGTTCTATATGGGCAACCATACAAAGCCGTGGGAAATGAATGAAGAAACTGGAATGAACCCATCTAGCTACACGTTAGCTGAGAACTGGGGTTTCCAAGTTAATTTTATGGTTCCTCTGGATAAGCGTGGATTAGAGCAATGCAGAAGAATGGCTGCAAGACAAGAAGAAAAAATGAAGCTTGACTATGAGCTTACACGTGCACTCAAATGTGCACAATTACAAAAATCAGGGTTTACCCTGCTACCGAAGACACGTGTTTATCACATGTGTTCTGACGTAGTACCAATCAAATCATTAGTAAAAAAAGAAAATGTTAGCAATCCTAAAACCACTCGTTTTAACTGGTTTAAAAAGCCCTAAATTTAAGGTCTTTGTAGTTTCACTACTTGAAAAGCTAGTAGAACAGACTGATAACGAACTAGACGACAGAGCATTACAGATCGTCAAAAAAGGTTTAGACATCCAATAATTGAAGGTACAAACATACCTAAACAAAATTACAAGCCCCTTACAGGCGATCCTGGAGGGGCATTTTTTATGAAAATCAATGAAAAAGGCAACTGAAGAGCAATTTAACGAACTCCACCAGTTAGTCACAGAAGAATTTTTAAAGAGAGTTAAAAGCGGAGAAGCTACTACTCAAGACTTAAAAGCAGCCTGTGATTGGCTGAAGTCAAACGAT